GTCGGTCTGAAATAACATCAACCAAAGTGAGTAGCCAGCGATAAGAGTTGATATACCCAACTGACGTGATTTTAGACAGATGTTGTAACGTTCGTTTTGAAAATCTTTGAGAACGTCTTCTTGAAAGTTCCACAATTCAAATAGGATTTTACCACGAACAGGGTGTTGAATCTTTGCATACTTTCTCATAAAGTAAGCCGGTTCAGCGGCACACTTTACATACTCTTGCTTTATTATGTCTCTTATGTTGTAACTCATCTTGTTGCCACAAAAACAATTACAGTTGTTAGGACACCGGCGCCAAACCAAAGTCGATTATCATCGTACCACTTTGGTCTGAGTGTCTCTACTTGTTTTTTTAGTTCTTCGTTTTGTTTGTTTACTAAGTCAAGAGTCTGTTGACGGTTTTGCAGTTGTTGTTCATAGAGACCCACTCGTTCATTGAATGTCATGAGTAGCCTGTTTTGAGCAGAAATAATAGACGACTTGTATTGTGATGAATCTTGAAGGAGTTGAATCTTATTAGCTAGAACCACAACCTCAGTCTTTGTCAATGTCAACACTGAATCTTTTTGTCCGTAGACCACCGAACCACTCAACATCATGAGTAAGACTAATATCCACTTCATATTATTTCCTTATGAAATCTAAAACAAACTTGGCAGCAGAGTCTGAATTTCTGATTTCAGGACGTTGCTGAGAAGGAAAGTTATTGATGATGTTTGTTACGTCACTTTGTTGATTCTTCAACAACGAATCAAGCTTTTCTGCCTTTTTGAAAAGTTCATCACTTTCCCGATTCTTCACGGAAATCTCAACATTCAAGCTATCGATTATCCTTTGATTCTTTGCAGCTGCTAATTCTACTTGATAGTTATCATAGATCGAAATACATATGACACCAATTATGATACCAAGAACAAAGATGAAGGGTTTTGTTTTCGATACTTCAATAATCCAATGTCTAACTATATTAGCTCTGTGGGAGTGTTGAAACCATTTTTGCTTTGCCACGACCAGTAGCTCCTTTCTTACGTTTTCTCGTAACTGCACTTTTCTTTTGTTTTGGCGATAACCTTGCTGCACGAGAGGCCGGTACACATTTAGGATAAGCTCGTTTGCCACCTTTTCTAGCCTTAGTTCCGGCAGATGCACCACAAGGTGGATGACCACCAGACTTTGTTTTTCGTGAAATATCAACCCACTTTTCTTTAAACCATTGACGAAGACCACCAGAAGGTTTCTTTCCTTCAATAAGATAGCCTTTGACGTATTCACGTATAACTAAACGGGCAATATGTTCTTGACATGGTGTCATACAGATAAATATGGTGTTTTTTATTTAGTTCTTGAAAATGGACTAAACCTGTTCTCAACCAACGGAACAGTTTTCAATCTTTCACTAAATTGTGCCTTGTCTATTATGTTGTCTTTATTTGAATCTATAAGACTAGATGGGGATGGGATAGGTGGTTGTGGTATGTTTATGAGACTAAACCACGGTATAGGTACTGGCCCCGCTGGGCCGACTGGAGTTGGTACTAAACCGATATACAAACCAAATATTGTAAACTGATGAGCAATAACACTGTTGTACAAGTTTCTTATGGCCGCCTCTCCAGATTGTTGTTGTTTGAATGACTCTTTCAAAGCACTATTCAACGGAGTAGGTGTTCCGGGAAAAAGAATTTGAATGCCCGGTGATGGAGCGATACAAGGAGGCATAGGTGGCATTGGGGAAAATTGAGCTGTAGTCCAGTAAAGACAAAAGCCAATAGCCATCGTCATATATGCAATTCCAGCAACATCCAAAGAATCAACAATGCCTTTTAGTTTCTTTATAAGCGATGCAGTTGGTTTCGATACTTCACCCCCTGCACCAACAATTGAATCGACTATAGATTTTACCAAATTACTTATTATTGGCCCTACAAATGATAATGGAGCCGGTAGAGATTTTGTAAATGAACTTATTTGTTTTTGGATAGCAGATGCAACAACAGACACTTGACTACTTGCATCCGGTTGAGACGCAAGTTGTATAATACCATCTATTGATGCCAATATCGACGTAACAAATGACTTAGTTGATGCACCGTAAAAATTTATGTCCATTCCAAGTTGGAGGAATGTCTTTAGAATTTGTCTATCAGCGTTTATAAGTGGGGCACCGAACGGTGTTGTTGATTGACCAATGTTAGATAGATGGTATGCCAGAGAAAGTTTATCGGCCGCATCTCCTGTATCTTTTACTGTTCCAGGGACTATAGTATATGGCAATGTAAACGCCTGAAAGGTTGCAAAGTTCATAATTACGTCTTATCTATTGCACCTTTACCACTTGATGGCCAGCCGAATCGGCATGACCAATAACGGGCTTTGTGTCTTGGGCCTGGAGTATCACAATTGTGTCTTGCACGAAATGACTTACGTCTTGCTGCGATTGACTTCTTTATCCGCATTGTCTTTTGACCACCTTCACCCTTATGACCAAAGTTTACCTTTACCACATTACCCTTTGGATTCTTCACATAAACAGCAAACTTCTTCGGGCCATCAGGTGTTCTGAATGGTTTTCCGAGAGATACTTTACGTCCACGATATTCGGCTTCACCGAGAACTTCTGATGTTGCCTCTTGAATACCAAAGTGAACTTCTACAATCTTACCTTCACAATTTGTTGTATAACCTTCAAGACGATAAACAGGTTTCTCGATAGTCACTGATTCGTTACGATACCCACCACCGGCAGCTTTGTATGCCTTGACAAGAGCAGCAGAAGCATATGCAGAAGGCCATACTTTATACTTCTTCTTTATACGTGACTTTACACGACTATACAGTTCTTTGTTCGTCGGTACTGCTCTTTCAATTACAACACTCATTTACGTCTCCTACGTCGTGGGGTTTCTTCTTCCCAACGATTGTAAGGTTCATCACAAGATTCTTCTGTTTCCTTTGGTACTCCAAACTTCTGACCAAACTGTTCAGAGGCAACTGAAAACAATCCACCCAATACAATCCACATGAATCCTTCAAATATGAACTGTGGTACTTCTCTTCCCATAAAGATACTGGCCCAAGCGACGAGTAACATTACAAGGAATGATAAAAATGTCATGGTGCGTTTAGATGATATACTACCACCCACACCACTAAATATTTCACGGATTATCTTCACTCTGTTCAACTCCTTCTCCAGTATTTTCGTTTCCAATTTCGTCTAACTTTGCTATGAAATCTTCACGAAACCTTTGAAACTCATCTTCAATTTTTGCCAAGAGTTCCTCTTTTGTTTTACCAACGTCCCACTTTTCAACGTCACCAAACGAGTTTACAAATTCTGATCTTGACAATTCATCTGCAATCAGATTCTTATCTCGTTCAGCTTCTTCTAACCATGCCATAGCGTTTTGTTTCATCTTCAACTGTTCATACTCATCCCATTTACCTTGTAATCTTAGTTTGTGTTCTAATGAAACAACACAATCTAAACACATACCATGTAAAGCCTTCATCTTTTCATCAACTCGTTTTGGCATTGTACAAGTACAAACTTCCTTTGGACAGTTCTGAAACGTATTGAGATATGAATGAAGTTCCTGTTGCCATTCCTTACCTAACTTTATCTTATACCCATCCTTTTGTTCCCATTCATTTCCGTCCGCATCCTCCCATCTATCACCAATCTTCCGAGTAATTTTTTCTTCCGGCTCACCAGTATATCCCGTTTGAATAGAAGTTTGAGAAACGTGTTCTCCCTTTAGAAGTTGTTTGACATCATCTATACTGTCAATCTTTACCATACATCACCATTCAATAAATGAAACTGTTTACTACTATAACTATGTTTTGAACTTGAAATAATTCAGGAGTTGGTTTATTGGAGCAAACGCACCTGTTAGTTTGTAAGTTCTACCGTTGAATGTAAATACAATACCTTCAAGTGGAACAATAGACTCTATACCACCGGCACCTTCGATTCTCTTCAATTGTTTCTTCAACACTTCAATATCTTCCAACTTCTTAGAAGATGATAGGGTTTGTATCGCTCTACTAACATCAGATTTCAACTGTGATGTTGTCTTTTTTGGATTTATTGCCATAACACTTTGAACATTCTTTAGAACTTCAGCACCGAACTCCAATACCAACAATTCAAATGGAAGAACGTTCTTTTGCATTTGTTCTCCTACTTTCAGTTTATCTGTGTTTTTTGCCCAAGTCAAAAGATTCTTATCTTCAATGTTTGTACTATTCAGAGCAAACGATTTTTCTCCAAATGCCCATCTCTTTACAAGACCTTCCATAGTTGGTTTATCTATCTGAAGTCCGGCTTCTTTTGTATTCTTTCTAATGTACTTTTCCCACCAACGTTGATGCCAAACTCCAACAGTATCTGTATCTACACATCCCATCTTATTCTGAATAGTTGTTAGTTTGGTGATAAAGTAATTCAGTCGTTCATCAAACTTTTTAGACTTACCAACTACTATTGCCTTTGGTTTTGTAATACTAAACGTTTCTTGTGAATGTGCATTTACCTGTCTTATCATACCAGCTAGCATATTTGCATACATTGGATAATCTTCTACCTTTTCACCTTTATCATTATACAAAGAAACTCCGTGAAAAACAATGTAAGCACCATCGTAATTGATGATATTCTGACTCTTAGGGTACATTACTTCAAGATTCATCCAAGCTTTACCACCTTGAAAGATTTTCTCCTGTTGTTTTGACGTTAGACTTTGTATTGCCTTTTCCAAATCAGAAAACGCAAATGTAAATGCCTCTTCAATAGTACCACGACCACTAAACTTCGTCTTGATACTTTCATAATCCATTCCACCATTCTTAATGTCAGTTTTGTTTCTGGCAGCATAAAGTTTACCATCCCTAAATGAAGCAAAAAGATTCTGGCCATCTAATTTTTCTGTTGGACTTCCTTTTACGGTAATTTCACCTGATAGACCGAGACGAAACATTTCCTTCATATCACCAAATGTAAGACCGAAATCTTCAAATGGGTGTGCCATATGACCAGCAGCACCTCCTTCTTTTAGAAGTGGTCTTTCATCTTTAGCAACTTCCGTGAATACCTCATTCCAAAATTCCCTACGAACTATTGATAGTGGTTTTGATTTTGGCTCATCGGCCTCAGGGAGAATATTGACACCGAACTTATCAAATAGTTTCACGATAACAGGAATGAGTAACATTGTACCAGGAATCGGTATTGCTGCAATGGAACCAAGTCCTACTATCTTTGCAGTATCTTTCATTTGTTTTGCAAAAATACGTTTTTCTTCTTCTGATATTTTACCACCAGTCTTTACAAACTTTCTGATAATCGGAAGTAAGTCTTTTGTGTCACCGTATTCTTTTTGAAGAACATCGAGAAATATTCCAAACTGTTCTTGTGACATATTCAACATTACTCTAAACCAATCGTTTATATCTTCTTTGATCTTACTACGTTTTGTATTCAGTTTACTTATCACCAAGTTGAAAATACCGGCATCGAACCAACCAAATATCTGTTTGAATCGATGTTTCAACTCTGCTAATTTTGCATCGTTATCTCCGAGTGCCTTACGGATGTTTGTACCTGACATCTCACCAAATGATGGAATGTTGTAAGAAACGTGAGGTGCATAAACATAGTATGTGTATGGTTCTTCGAGATCTTTGGCTGGAATATACGTTGTTTTGTTGAATGTCATAAGACGTTTGAATCCACGTAATCTACCCTTATCCTTTTCACCAATCATGTAAACGATTGTTGTTTTTTTCGGATCTAGTTTTGCCTTTTCAAAGAATTGAAGTGGACTGTATGGATTAGTCACTTCTATAATCTGAGAATCAGGAATACCATGCTTCAACATTATCCTCTTCTTCTCTTGAAAGTTGAATGGTGATTGTTGTGGATCCGTTTTATTGGAAGTAACTATGTAAGTGTTTTTATCACCGAACTGTTTTTTCAACCACATATATGCATCTTTGTGATGAATACCCATCGGTTGAAAACGTCCAGGATATACGGCAACTAGATTTCCATTATCAATGTTATCTTCATTGAAGATTTGAAGTTTTAGTTCGTTGATTATTGATTCTATGAGTTTATTCATATGTTATTCTGGTTTAGTTG